CTGATGACGCAGTATTTACAGTAAACAACAACCCCAAAACCATCACCAACATTGCCGTCGTGGTCTGTGCTTCCGCAGCCGCTGATAGTATTGCCGGTAATTGTTAGGTAGGCCGCCCAATCTATTGAATCCCCATCATACCGCAATCCAGCATCCTTACAGTTAGCTATTGTGTTGCCGATTACCTTAGCGTCACGCGGGCCTTTTCTCCCGCTGTAGGCGAACCAGCCCATGTTGATACCAATAGAACAAGCGACAATCTCATTACTGGAAATCAACAAGGTGTTGTCCGGATTATCAGTCGAACCTTCAGGGCCAGCACCGATACCAAGATCGCATTTGTAGAGGTAATTCCCGACAATACACCCACGCGCATCATTGTTGAATGCGATCCCCCCGTCTCCAGTATGTTTAGCTATATTACCAACTACTACAAAATACCCATTGTTGAAATTGTAAATGTCCCCGCCGCACTGCGGCGTGTAATTACCAGCTACATACGCCTCACCGTAGTTAAGCTGTATTGCATGGGTGCTTTGCCCCAAGTTTGTTGGAATGTTCAGAAACCGATTATTAGTCAGACGCAAACCAGACATTGTTCCGGACGGCGTAGCGCTTACTATGCACGTCGCCCCATTATCCGGCGACCCTACTGGAGTAATCCCGGCTGCGTCAAACGTAACACCATCGATGACGCTATTTGTGGAGCCGTCCGGAATAAGAATTTGCCAGTGAATGCCTGGAACTGCTTTAAGAGTCCCGCCATCACCAATCAACCCTACACCAGAGGGCAGCGTAACAGTGCCAGCAACGATCGTTTTGCCAGACAAACTAACCCATTTAGCGCCAGAGTTTAGCGCGGTTTGCAGGGCAGTAGTTTCGTCTGACCCATCGCCTTTAACCCCGAAGTCACAAACGCTAACAACGTCTTGTAACTTATCATACAAAGTGCGCTCTACTGCGCCGGGTTCGGGTGCTGTATAAGTAATACGCGAGGATGGGATATTGGCGGCGGAGCTTGTCGCGATAGCGGCATTAATGCCGTCAACGATGTAGTTGAAGTTCGCCATGACCGGGACGGCGTCGACAGCCTGCCCGTTCTGAATTGTGTATGGAAGCGGTCCAACGAGCGACATAATTTACTCACCAAGTAGTTGCCTAAACCGCGCGGTAAACATCGCCGCACGTAACCCTTTAACCTACAAGCACAGTCGTTACCCTGAGCCAGTGTATCGAAGCGCCTCATAACGGAACTCAAACCGCCCTAGCCGGAAATAATAGTCGCTGTTGCCCGAAATAACAATTTGGCACGTTTTGAACACAAGTGGCGCCGGGAACGCCAACGGCAGCACACTGGAGTTGTAAGGCGATGGCGACCATACGATACCAGGTGCGCCCCACACAACGCCAACGCCCCCCCAAAGGGGTGATATACGACCGGGTGGTAACTGCGCTTGATTGATTAGGTTCCCTTGGCTGTCAAGAACCTGCACCATGTAGGACTTCGTGCCATACACAGCAGAGACAGTCATCTCAATAGACGCCTTTTCCGCCATAGGCGGGTCTGGGTCGATCAAAGCGCTGGTTAGGTTGAACGCCAGCGCAACGCCGTTTTCGGCAAAAGTGTCGTTCGCTGTGGTGTAGGCGTTGCTCTTAAACAGTTTCGCGCCGAGCGTGTTGGCCGCAATGACGAACGAGTTGCCGAGCGGGGCAATTACGTCCGCAGGGAACGTATGAGGCCCACTCCATCTGCCGACTTTGAATGAGAACCAATACTCAAACCGCCCAAGCTCGCCCGTCGTCGTCACCGTATCAAGCGAAATACGATATGTGTCCGCGCTGTAGGCCGCGCAGGCGCGGGACGGCTGCGTGCAGTTGAAGAACGGATATACTACGTCAGCGTTTGCTTCCGTTACGACCATGCTCAGCGTTGGAATGGTGCGAATGCCATCCACCGCCATAAACATAATGCCCGCAGGCGTTGAAACCGCCGTGCGCGGCGCGGAACAGCCGACGCTAGCAGTGATCTGGTTCAACGCAAGATTGCCGCCTTTCGTTGAGTCGCCATAATTCCAGTCGCCCGTAATCTGCCAAATCGAGTTCGCCTTGAACGCAATCAGCGCAGACAAAATACCTTGCGTTGCGGTCGAGATGCCCTGCGGCACAAAAGCAGTAATCGGCTCAGTGCTCGCCCCAAGTGTCAACACCTGCCCTGCGTCGGTCTGCCGCAACGGGAAAAGCGAATCACTAAAGTAGGCTTGATTGCCCACTGCATACCATGCGCGCCCGTAGAATTGCGCAACAGCCGTGGGCACAGCGTGCAGCACAGCGGACGGGCCGTTCTTTATGTTGCCAGTGCGGTACTCTAGCGTTGTCAGGTCGATTGTCCCAATTGGGCCGCTATACATCGTATAGCCTGGATGCGTGATTACGATGTAGTTCCCAACGACCGCCATACAAGGGGGCGCCCACGCGCCGCGTGTACTTTGCGTTTTCGGCAAACTACTACTGGACACACCGCTAATTGGCACAAACGCATTGGTGTCCGTGTCGTAGCAAAACGGCTGGTCGTATTCGGGATAGACCCCGCTAGCGAACATACCAAAAATGCGCGTGCCAACAGAAATCATGACAGACACAGCGCCAGGCAACGTAAACTCATCAAACGCCGTGATAAGTGTGCTAGCAGCGCGCGGGGCTAGCATGTTGCTGCTGGCAGGATCGTGAATCAGGTTCGTTAGCTGTCTGCAAGCGCCGGGGAACGCCAACTTGCCATCCCGCGCATCAGATAGACCTACCGGACGCCACTGGTAGACTGCCGGAGTGCGAAGCATTTAGAACCCCGTGGCCTTAGACGGCGGCAGTCGACCCGACCCACCAGCGAACGAATTGCCGAGTTTGATGGTGCGAGCGTGATTCTCGCGGTCGCCTTGCATCTTCAAGAACGCTTGCAACTTGCCTTGCGCTTCCGCCGCATATTGAGGCTGACGCGTGTCGTCGGTCAAACGCATCACGTCCGCCGCAAGTGCCGTAAGCAAGTAGTCACTATCTGGAAACCACGGCACAACGCTAGACGTTGCAGGGTCGGCGATGTCGGGCGGTTGGCTCCAATACCGCAGCGTGAACGCGATTGTGCTGTTCGGCATGGGGTACAGATACAGCACCCCAGACGCCGGGTCGCTTGCCCACGTCGTTGGGCTCGCCATTGCAGCAGATCCGACATTGATCCGGTCGAAGTCTGGCAACCCGACCTGCCTCAACGACTGCGGCAGGCCGCCAATGTAATACCACAGCTCATGCCCGCGAACGTAGTCCGCAGGGAGAGTATAAGTCTGAACGCCAGCGGGCACCGAGAACTGCACCGTGTTGAGCAACACGTCCAGGTCATAAGTGCGCGCTAGCGTTGCAAGGCGCATGTTAAGCAGATCACCCGCCTGCGCGGTGTACCCCGGCGCTTTTGCGATCTGCAAAGCGTAAGTAATGATCTGCTGCGCCGTGAGCATTAAACCGCCTTAGCCCGCGTTTCTTCGAGCTGCTTGACGCCGCGCTCGCGGTCGAGCGACAGCTCCTCGATCTTCGCCTTGAGCCGGTCAGAAAAGTCGTCACCGTCCTTGTGCTTCTTGAGATACTGGCGCAAGTCCAATTCGGCGTTACGAAGCATCGATTCTTTCTCGATCAGCATCGCCTCCAGCATCTTGACTTCATTCTTGGCACGTTGCCGCTCGGCCACGACACGGAAGCGGTCGATCTCAGCGTTGATCGCTTCAGTCGACACACCGATCGGAAAGTTCCCGTTGAAGGTGACGCTCATCCCGTCTGCGACGGTAGCCGCAAACTGATAGACATACCCAACGTTGCTTTTTTCACTCATGGATTAACCCCTTAGGCTGAACTCGCGTTGACGACGATATGCGTCGAATGGTTTGCGCTGGCCGCGAACTTCTTGTTCGTGCGCCCAAGCGCGGCTCATGATATCACGCATCGACGCGGCCTGTGCCTTCGTGACTGTGTAAGTCGCGCCCTGCTGAAAATGCCGCCCGTCGATTGAGATGTGGCTGCTGTGCGGGGGGAGGTCGATAACCACTTCTTCGTGCTCGGCCTCAACCTCGGCTGGCTTGCCTTCTTTCCTTGCCTTGACGGCTGCCGCTGCCTCGCGGATTTGCGCTTCAATCTTGTCGTTCATGCTTGCTCCAAAGAAACTAGCGGGGCAAAACGCCCCGCCAGGTTAACCATTAGCCAAAGGTGGGCGAGAAGGCCGACCCCGACTCGATGCGCATGAAGAACTGGTTGTTCATAATCATCGTGCCGTAAAAGACCTTCCAAGACACCACGCGGGTTTGGTTTTGCGGGTCAAACTTGTCCGCGCCGGTCAGGTAGAACGTCTTAAGCGAGTCAAGCTCAACTTGTGCGAATGCTTCCTTACCGAAGATGAAGGTAGGATAGACCGTCACGCCGTTTGCGGGAGCCGCAGGCGCAACTTGCGACACGCCAAGACCCGTAATGACAACCGTCGACCCGGGGGCGATTTGCACCGCGTTGCCGGCCAGCGGGCCGGTCGTCGGGCCAGAAGCGGACAATCCAAGGTTTGCCGGGGGAGACACCGTGCCAACGTACACGTTGTAGGTGTAGCCTGCCGTGCTCGGCACCGTGACGCTAATGGAGCCAGTCGGCCCCGTCACGCTGATGCCCGAAGATGGCTGGTAGATCACCTTCTCGTAGTTGGTGTTGATGTCCGAGGCCGTGACCTGGATGTAGTAAGTGCCCGTCGCCAGCGAACCCGCAGTGCCCGCCGTGCCGGAGACAGCCGCCGCGCCTGTCCACGACGGGACAAGGTTGGAGCGGGTAAACCGCACACCAGACCACTGGCCAATCTCGTTGTTATACAGCTTGCCAACGTCGCTGTATTGCCACGCGGTCACGACTGTCGAGTTCTCACGCAAGTCTTGCTCGACCAGCGGGTGAATAACAGCCACGTAGTGCGGAGCGGTCGCAGCGGTGACACCCTTGGGGTTTGCGGAGGGCTTCGTTTTGATATCCGTCTCGCTGCCGCCCATGTAATACCGCGCGCCGTTGGTGAACAGCGTGCCCATTGCACGGTTAAGTTCGTGCGGGGTCAGGACAGAACTGTTCGTCAAGCTAGCACGCGCGCCCACAGCGCCAACGTAGTTGACCTGCGTGCCGCCCATGATCGCGTTGAACGTGTTGCGCTCGATGGTCTCCGTCGCCTGCAAACCAATCAGCTCCACAGCCTTCTTAAAGACCGGGTGGTAGATGGTCAGTTCAGCAACGTCCGTGATGCGGATCAGGTCGCCCCACTGCGCCACGGTGCCGGTTACTTGCGTAATCGTCATCGTCTCACCAGCAGAAGGCACGCCTTCCGACAAAGTGGTGTAGGGCAGGGGGACGCGCTCGTAACGGAACGCATAGTAGGTCGTGCCCATGCCTTTCGGCAGTTCAACCCGCTCCGCAAGTTGAGACACAACGATTTGACGCTGAGTCAATTCCAGCGTCTTTTTCTGAATGTATTTGCCAACGTCCGCAGAGAAGTTGGCAGCAGTGTTGGTTGCCATGATGCAAATTCCTTAAAAAGTCATCCGAGAGAGGCGTTCTTCCAAGTCTGCATCTTCATCCGCCGCACCTGGAGCAGCATTGCCACGAGCGCGTAGCGGCTTGGACGTAGATTTAGAAGCAGCTTTAGTGGCTTTGGCGATAGACGCCGGAGCCTTGGTAAGCACATCTTCCCCGACCAAAAATTTCAAAATCGACTCGCGCGGGGCAGTCTGGCCTTTTGCGCGCATCTGCAACAGCGTCTGCTCAACCCGCTCGGCATACTTGCCGACCATCGGGTTTTGCAGCGCGCGCTGTTGAAACGCGATCTTATCCATCATGTCCTGCTGGTTGAACTGCTGTAGCTGCATTTCGCGCTGCATATGCTCCATGCGTTGCTGAAGCAAATACGCTTGGCGTTCGGCAGGGTCGAGCGTTTCGAGATACTGCTGCTGCCGAGCCTGTTCCAGCGCGGCACGCTGTTGCTCAAGCTGTTGCAGCAATAGTTGACGTTCTCGTTCTGCCGATTCGCGCGCTTGACGCTCGCGTTGCAATTCCTCCTGTTGTCGGCGAATCCGATCTTGCGCTCTTGAAGAATGACTTACTTGCGCGGCTTGTGCGGCGCGAGCAGCCTCGGCAATGGCTTCTTCGTCGGTGCTTTCACTTCCATCTTGGCTGACGACTTCGGCATTCTCATCAGCGCCTTGCTGTGCATCGCCATTTTCGTCACCGCCGGGAGTGATTTGCTCCGTGTCGATTTCATCCGAGCCACCTTCAAATTCTTGATCGTCGTTCATGCTTACCTCTAGTGTGCTTACGGCCACAAGTCGAACAACGTCTTACGGACGTTAATCGATGATGCGCGAATACTACATCAAACCAAACAAATTGCAACACTTCACGCTTGACCATCTGACTGCGAGCCACTTACAGGCGCAGCGGCTACGGGCGCGTCAGTCACAGGCGCAGCGGCTACGGGCGCGTCAGTCACAGGCGCAGCGGCTACGGGCGCGTCAGTCACAGGCGCAGCGGCTAC